AAATCATAACAAAAGGTTTTCACAACCACGGACTCTTCTACGGTAGAGAGGGGAGCAAAATCATTTATGAAGTTGTGGAATATTAAAAGAAATGAGGTGAAATAATATGAAGAAATTTCTAAAAAGGCAAAATGAAAAGATATATCGGAAATGGTACAGAAATAAAAAAGTTCTATCAGTTTTTAGTGGCAAACGAATTAGTTCATAGTGATTATTGCTTTGAATATCCGTTTGAGCAAAAAACAAACATATATGTTGACGATTGTTACAACGCATAAAATCGAGGGGTTGTCAGTAATATGGCTTTCTACTGATTTAGATTATATTCTTGTTGTTGTTTGTAATTATGGTATGCTTTATGACGAATAAACAAAACCGCCCTACCTAATAAAGTAGGGCAGTTCAATATTACAATTAAACGATTAAGAACAACGCGATTGAAAATGTAGCACTTGATATAGATTCAATGTTAGTAAGTGAACACACTAAAGATACGTTTTGTGTCGTGTCGTCAAAACTTAAGTATGTTTGCAAGCTGAAAACATCATCGCTAGGATTATGTGCGTTTGCAAAATCAAAATCCTCTCTATTTTCTGTACCTAGATTTCTTGAAAAAACTGGAGAACAATTACAAATTACGGTATTCGTGTTGTCACGTACCGTAATATTGGCACAAACTTTGGCGTTCTGCCATTTATTCAATTCAAGTTCTGCATTTTCCCTGTTTGTTTGTAAATCTGCTTGCATGGCACTTCCGACATTTGTTGCGTCAACATTTTTGAAATTTACCAACAAATTTGTTCCACGCTTTAGGGTCTCAATGCTTTCGGTATTTCTTGCAGTGCTAGCCGTATTCCGCCCAATCTCGCTTGTAAATTCAGTGTTTTTCAACTCCTGTTTTTTAGCATTGTTGTCAATTCGGGTTGACAATCCGCTTAACGAATCCTCATAAGTGCTATTTTTCTGTTCCTGTGCAGTCTTGAAACTCTCAAAAGATGTTTCCAGTGCTGAAACCCTTGCAAGCAAATTTTTAATTGACGTTCCCTGTTCAATTAACTGCGTTTCTAAAGTTGAAATATCTTCCGCATTTTTTGATACACTCGTGTTAGTCTTTGCAAGTTCGGTTTTTAATGTATTGATTATAGTTTCTGCTGTGTCAAGTCTTGCTTTAATTGCGGAAATTTCAGAAATGAATTGTCTGTCATTCACCTCTCCGCTAGCGACTTTTAACGCTAAAGTGTGTAACGATGTATCAATCAATTCCATCGTTTCGTTGTATGTTGTAAGGTATGACGTCGGGTCACTGCCCTCGTAAAGAGGGATTTTGTAATTTGCTGTATAGTTCATATTGAATAATCTCCTTTCTAATCTGTGTAAATGTCTGTGTAAACGATGGCATTTGCATGTAATAACCCTGTTGCCTCTTGTTTTTGCCCTATAATACGAATCCTAATACTACCAGTGGAAGAATTAAAATTGATATATATGATATATCGAATACCGTCCACCATGTAGTTGTAAGTACTTCCGGTTGTTGAAAAGGCACTATTCAAGATAAAACTTGCCATTTTTTGGTCTGCCATTGTTTGCATAAAGTCAAGCATTACGTAGGATTTTGTGAAATTTTCATCGTTTGCAAGTCCTGTTTCAATGGTAAAATCTGCCGTGTACTGTCCTTTGTTTGTACTTGACGGAATACTATATGTATATGTCTTGAAAAACTGATTTCCAACCCTAGCGGAAATTTTATTGTTAAAATGTTCCTGTCCAGTTGCGAACGACATAAACCGTGTTCCTAAATCAGCAAGATTATTTGATAACGTTTTTACTGCTGTATTCTGTGCAAGTAAATCCTCTTTTATTTTTGCTATTTCGCCCGTGTGTCCGCTAACGGTTGTCGAAAGCGTGGAAATATTTTCTATTGCACTAGATAAGGATGTATCAAGTGCCGTAACACGTTCGGTAAGGCTTTCGATTTCTCTATCAAGTTCTTCTCCGTGCAACTCTCCGTTTTCGGCTTTTGTCTGCACGTTGTGAATAGCCGTGTCAATTTCGGTTATCGTGTTGTTATAGGTGTCAAGATAATTTGCAATGTCGCTTGCCTCATAAATAGGCAAATTGTAATTTGGTGTATATTGCATAATAAATCTCCTTTCTTTTTATAGGCGTTTATGACAAAAACTGGTTATTGAATTTGATAATCGCTTAAACGCCGTTGCTTGGTTTGTTAAGTCGTTTGTTAGTTGTAATATCTCGTCTGTGTTATTTTCAACTTTTTTTGATAACTCTGTTACATTCTCATTTGTTGCGGTTGAATTATTTTTTAATTCTGCTATGCTTTCCGTATTTTTTCTAATATTCATTTGTTGTGTTGCCATTGCTTGGTCAATCTTATTTGTGTCATCGTTTACGGTGTCCAACAACGGTTGAATGTCTCCAATTTCCCATAATGGAAAATGATAAAACTGTGTGCTTTTCAACGTCAATCACCCTTTCCGATTTCTGTCAAATTATCATAAGTTGCTATGCCGTACAATTTTTTGATAAGCAAAAAGTTTGGGGCAAAGGTTGTTTCTTTTGTGTCGGCATTAAATACCTCACAGTTTTGTGTAACAATCTGATAGCCTGTTTCAGTTTTTACGATTGAAAAATTTCTTGAAACTTGCGTCAGCGTGTTGTTGTCCGTGTCAGTAAATGATAACTTTCCGGCAGTAACATTACAGAGCAAATAACATAAATTTGCGTTTTTATCAGTATAGGCAAGTAAAAATTTTTCAAATTCCTTATCCGTTGTAATGTCAACTGTTGTGCCTGTGTCAGAAACAATATCGGTGTTATAAATCAATTCTGAAGTATGCAAGAATTTATCCAACATATCTATCGGGACAATATCAATTGGCAAGATTCTTTTTGTCCAATCATAATCATAAGCGGTTGTTTCTGCGCCGTCATACTCGCTTGCTGTAATTGTTCGCTTGTCATACTCACTTGCCGTTTTATGGTTCATGTTGATTTTTTCAGCAATTTGATAACACAATTCTTTTAGTGTTATTTTTTCACCTGTCCACGGACTAAACGCCGTTTCTTTTTCCCATGTTTCAAAAATTTCAGCACCCCTAATATCAAAATTTCGTACTAAAATTTTCATAGCGTCAAATTCCGCAACGGTAATTTTCATGGAGTCAAAAGCAAAACACGTGATTCCGTGTACCCTTAAATATAAATACAAGTCATTGATTGCCCTCTGTACGTCTGTTTGCTTGCCCTGTGTTGGGTTATATACTGGTGGGAACTCCTTGACAATGTTGTCAACCCTTATTGACAAGGCGTTTATTTTTTCAATCAATTCAAGTCGTGCTTGTTCGGTATAAACCCTAGCAAAATTCTTTGTTCTTTCGTCACCGTTCACGATTTCAAGATGTAAACGGTTTTCTAATTCTGATAATGTTGTCCGTATTTTTAGTATTTCAGAATCAACATATTTTTTAGTGTTTGCCGTTTTCTCATCCACATAAAGTTTCATTCCGTCAACTTTGTCAGAAACTTTTTTGTTTTCGTTGTCGACATAAATTTTCAACTCTGAAATTTCGCCATTTACATAGTCCGTCAAGTTACTGATTCTTTGCGATAACAAGTCAAACAATTTTTTGATTTCCTCATCCGTGTAGGCATTTGTATCTTTTTTCAGATTGTCAACATCTGCTTGTAATGTCTGCAACTGATTAAGTAACCATTGTAATTGTTCCTCGTATGACTCACACTCGCTATAGTATGATGGTAGATTGTATAAAGGCGGTGTTGGTCTTATCAAAGTCAATTTTTTCACTCCTTTCTAATGTTTCACGTGAAACATTCTAGAAAATACTGATAAACAATTCTTCCAATTCTGAAATTACAAGCATGTCAATATTCAAAAATGTTTCTCGGTATTTTTGTAGCAATTCGCTTGGTGAAATCCCTTGATAACCCTGTTTGTTTGTTGATAACTGGTTATCATAATTTTGCTTGGCGTTGCTACCATATGTGATTTTATTTTCACTGTTATAAGTGTCTTTGCTTTGCAGTTCATTTGTCAATTTTCCTTTTGTGTCGTGCGTTGTGACAATTGCTCCGCTTTGAACTGATTCGTCTGTGCCTGTTTTTCCTTTTGTTCCCTTTACCGTTCCACTGGTGGAATCCGTTCCACCTTGTGTTACTGTGCTAGCACTTGTATTTTTTGAGACATCAGCGTCGCTTGCGTAATTTGCTGATTCGGGGAAGTTAGCGGATAACATTCCTTGTGGGGTATCACTGTGTACACGTTTACTGGTGTCAGTTCCCTCTGTGGTTGTTGTTTGTCCATGTCTAACGTCCGTTGTTGTTGCCGTATTTTCATTTTCGCTACTTCCATAAGTCGTTTTGTTCGTTACATCATCAAAGGTCTGTTTGTCTGTTCCATTTTGTTCGTTTGTCTGCGTTCCTGTGTCTGTCCGTGTTGTATCTCCGCTTTGCTTGCTAGAATCTTCTCCAGTTTTTTCTAAAAGGTCATTTCCTGTCTTTTTGCTTATTTCATCATAACTATAATTTGTCAACGCTGATATTTCCAGTTCTTCCGATTCATATAACTGGTTGTAAAACGGCATGATTTCAAACATTTTTCGGTTTAGTGCGAAAATAAATTGTGTAACTGTTTCATATCCAATTTCACGATAACGAAAATGATTTACAATTTTTTCGTTTAATTCTCGACGGTGCGATTCGGAAAAAATAGGGTAATTCTTTAAGCCTAAATCATAACCCATATCTAACACACGCCGTAATTGAGGGGTTACAAAAGCCATTGTATCACTCTCCTATTTCCGCAAGAAATTCTTTTCCTAGCCGTTTACCGCCCCACGGCGGACAATTCTTTCCGTTTACGTCAAAATGATAGCAAACAATTTTTGCATTTTTGCAGTATCGGCGTATATATTTAATCGTTTTCCGAACGGCTCGTACCTGTGCGTCCGTATATCCGTTTACTGCGTTGCACAACTCAATGCTAACAGTGTTTTCATTCGTCAAACGTTTGTAGTATCTTCCACCTTTTGCACTCTGCCTAGCACCGCCAACGGCGTAGGCAATTTGATTCATTGGGATAGACTTAATTGTTTCACCGTTTGACGATATAAAAAAGTGTGCTCCTGTGCTACTATTTTTTGTCGATGCTGGTGAGTTTTGGAAGTAATTGCAATTATTTTTTGCCGTATCTCCCTTATTGCCTGTGTAGTGTATAACAATTCCCTTAATTGTTTTTCGTTTTCTTTTTCCGTGCCATCTCTTTTTATTTGCAAGGATTTTTTTCATCTTCTTCCACTCCTTTCCGTAGTTGATATAAGCAGTTTTTTAATTTTTTAGGTATCGGAATTATCTTTCCACATATTTCCAAAATAGAAATACTTTCGTTGATGGAAAAGAAAATAATGGTAAAGGCTCGAAAACTTTCTTGTCCTGTCATTCGGTCAATTTGGTAGGACAATCCAACCAACATAATGGACACGCATTTTTTTATCAAGCCTTTCCAACAAATGGACGAAGATAATTTTTTGAAATAAACACCTTCAACCAAAATCCCACAAACCATATCCATAGTCATAAGGGTTAGTAAGATTATCAAAGAATTGTCAACCTTTCCAAAAATTCGATTGACTAAAATTCCTAAAAAACCGCCAACCACTGACAATGGGTTACATACTTTGTGAATCCAATCCGAAACTTGTTTCATCTGCCATTTCCTCACTTTCCGCAAGATGTAAAATCTCGCTATAATCTCTAACACGCACCTCAATCGGCTCGGCTAGGTATGCACTAAATTTTTCATTGATTTTTCTAGCAAATTCTTGTCTTTGCCACAAAAAACTTGCTCCGCTGATTCCAACCTTGGAATTGTTTGCGATGATTTCTCCGCTCAAAAGTCTTTCTTTCTTTTCTTTCGGTGTTGTTACACCTAAAAATTCAAGAAATTCATTGAGTGTTTTCTGTTTTAATTCATACAACTTATCGAAAATCTGCGGTACTTTCATATCAAAACATTTTACTTGGTTCAAGTCCTCAAAATTTCGATATGTATACAAAAATGGTAAACCACCCTCAAATTGCTCCATTAAATTCTTAACGGATAACTTTTGGCTTTCGGGTGCAGATACCATAATTGGAAATTTTTGCAAGTCGACATTGCTCCATATTCCTATCTCCAATTTTTGTAAGCGTGTGGCAAACATATCGCACACGTCAAAAGTTGGCATTGTGACGGGGTTGTTCAACCCATAAACGCATTTATCAGCGTCCACATAGTCGGAAAAAACTACATTGTATCCAGTATATCCAGTAAAATAATTATACATGTCCATATTGTTGGATGGATTCGCACGGGTGTTGATAAGTGCGCCGTCCTTGACATATGCCAAAGCACGTCCATCTTCAAAAAATGCCAACTCCAAAAAACGGTCATTCATGCTATCAGGTAATTTCCACTCAAATATAGACATTGCAATATTTTTCAACCAGGCAAAATAAAACGAATAGATAACTTGCCAACGTTGCGCTTGCTCCTTGTTCTTGTCTTTTTTTCTGCTCAAATTTAACTCACCTCATTTCTTTGAGAATAATCGTAAATCGTGCTAGGGTTGTGCCAAAAAGTTATCCCATTTACAAGGTCACGTTTTATCTTTGCTAAATCTTCTTGCGGTATGTCTGCATAGACATTTGCTTGCGAACATCGTACATAATTCCAATTTGGACGCCCCGTGATGTTTGGCTTTTTTAACTGGTTCACTTGGTAACCGAAAGCGCTGAAAAACTGGTCAATTGCTTTTATTTGGTCTTTCTTGGCATTTTTAATATAAAACCTTGGGGCTATATTTCCATTCACAACGGATATATCACTTGCTCCGCCGATTCCGCTAACATTCGGGGTGGTCATTTGGTGCATTTTTTCAAGGTTTTTTTCTGCCATTTCTGCACTTTTGACGTTGGTATACAGTGAATCAATACCACTGACCTGAGATGTTCCATAACTTGCAATGTCCGAGCCTGTACCCTCACCTTGCATTGACATTCCAAGCAAAGACGCTCCGCCTGTCGAGATACTTCCAACCGTTCCTCGTGTTTGCGACATAATTCTGTTCATGTTTTGATTCCGCAAATTCATCTCTTGTTGACGGTAGTATGCGTTTTGATTCGTTGTGTATGGCATTTCGGGATATGTTTGAGAGTTAAACCCAAAATCTGGATTGTCCCCTGTGCTTGTTCCAACCTCATAATTTATCGGTACAAACTGGATACAGTTATTTTCCGTAATATGAGCGTATGCCGTAAACGTAATGTCTGAAATGTCCTTAAAATTTTCAAAGCATAATTCCGAGCCACTGTTAGCAGAATTGCTACATACTAAATAATGGTATGGATATGTAAAGCACTTGTTATTTTTTGGTACATAGCCACTAACATTGGTATGTTGCACTGGTATTTTTAGTGTTGTATATGTGCTATAGGCTATAGTTGTTATTCGTGATTCTTTTTCGCTAATTCTATCACTGGCTAATTTTGGTATTGTTGATACAAAAACAATTCCACCGCTAACCTCATCATTAATAACCTCAAGCCTTGCTTGTAACTGTGATATGCCTGTATCTGTATTCGGAAAAAATAGTACATCACAAGGGAAATATACGCCGTTGGCTTTTCGACCGCCACTCATTTGAGGGTGTCCAATTTTTGAATCAATATCATAAAGCGTTCCGACAACATAACCACCGATTTGGTAGGGTGATTCGTCAATCCCTATCTTTTGTAAATTCCATTCACTAGGACTAACGCTTTCGGGTATCGTATGTTCTCCTATTTTGTCACTTTTCACGTGTTCACGCTCAACAAAACACTGCCCATATGTTATGTCAAAAAACCATGTTTGCCATACATCAGTTTGCAAGTATAATTTTGTGCAATTCGGAGCGACATACTCAACACGATTGATGAATGCGTAAAACCACTTATCTCCAAAATTGCTATTTTTATACATGCAGTAATTCACATTGAATAATTTTTCGGCGTTCCACGGTACACGCATTGTGTTGTCTTTTCGTTGGTAAGTGAAATCACCTTTCGAGAAACTTCCCACAACTTTTGAAGAAAAATAGGCAGATTGTGCCGACCTACTTGAAAAAGTTAAGGTACTTTCGCCATCGTTCGCAAGCGGAACGGCAAGTAGTTTTATATCTGTTGTCGGTTCAAAATCTGCCATAGTTTTTTCTCCTTTCAATGTTTCATGTGAAACATTATTCAGCAATTGTCATTTTAATGGTTGCGTCCTCATTTCCCATTGTGAATGAATACAATCCACCATTAACAACGGTTTTCGGCGGTTCTCCTTCAAGTCCTGTGTAACTAATTGTCACTTTGGACGGGTCAACTGCCGTAACTTTGTATGTAACGGTTTCGCCATTATAACCGCTGTTCTGTACTTCCAAGCCGTATCCCTCTGTTACTGGGTCAACGGTTGCCGTGATGGTATGTTTTACATAGGATTCATCCAAAAATACAACGGCGTTTGACAACATAGACAAGGAAAGCGTTTCAAAATGTGTCAAGAAATACGTAAAGAAAAGTCCCTGTGCGTTCTGCTGTTCTGACACCTCAAAAAGATTATCATAAATCTGCAAAAGAGATTCATCACATACAACCGCAAGAATAGCGGGGTTATCAAATTCGTCAATTTCAACAACGGAATTTCGGAAGTCTGCCTGTGTCATGTTGAACGCCTGTGCCAATACCGTTACATTGATACTCTGCAATACGTCCGCACGCATAATAATCACCTGTCTGTCTTTGTCGCTCCATGTTTTGTAGGCTTTTCCCTCTGCACCCTCTTGTTCAATATAACGATTGTATTTGGTTGATGGATAGCACATTTTCGCCGATGTGGTGTTGACGGCAATTACAAACTTTTCGGCATTGTCTTTTGACGTTGTCGGATTTGCGATTGTCTGCGTGACAAGCATGTCCTTTGTAACGCCCGCGTCAATCAAATTTTTTGTGTAGATAAATTCATCAATCGTATCTCCGCTATACATTGCTGACATAACAGACGAAATAAAATCATCCAGTTTTTCCCATGAGACAAAAGCGGTCTGCAACTGCTGACGACTGATAGAAATTGGGTACTGGTCTTCACGATTGATGGTGTGGTACAAGACTTTCGTGTCGGGTGTTCGCCGATTCAGAGGGGTCAACACCTGTCCATCGGGTGTACGGATATATCCGTCCGAGCTAAAACCCTGTGATTCTACTGGATTCGTGCCGATTTCTTCCACGATTCCGCCTAACGGTGTACTTCCTTTCTTGAATCTCGCAAGTGGGTTGTTATACCGTTTGTTGTGGATAAATTCAAAGCCGATGCGCTGAACAAGTGTGTTTACGAACATATTTCGTAATGATGAAATTTCCAAAATCGGCGTTGCATAACTGGAAATGTTTGAACGCGTTGCCACTGGAACGGCGTTTGCAAAATCACCACCTGCAAGGGTTCTAACCGTATTCGCCATGTTTACGGCTCTTTCTGTTTTTGTTTTGGTTGTTGGCATTTTTCTTTCTCCTTTCTTTTTACATGTATTCCGCAACGGATTTTTCAAGGATTTCCTCGTCCGATTCTTCCTTTTCATCGTCCGTCACAAACTCACTTTTTCTTTCTTCTTTTTCTTCCACTCTTGCACCCTGTTTTCGCAAAAGTGCCATATTTGCATTTCGCAGACTTTCAATATCCTCTTTCAAGTCTTTAATTTCGTCATCACGGTCAACGATTTTTCCACTCAATTCATGGATTTTATCCGTGATTTCTGACACGACTTCCGTCAAGAACCCCTCATCGTCTTTTTTCGTGAGAATCTCCCCGACTTTTTTTAAGAGTTCATCCTCTGCATAGGCTTTTTCTGTTTTGTTTTCTTCTGGCATTTTTTATATCTCCTTTCTTATTTTTTATATTTGAAATCTGCTAGGTTATAACAGATGTTCAATTCTTTCAAATAAATTTTTGGCTTTCGGCGAATCAAAAAATAGTTGATTAAAGGCAAAAGCCTTTTTTAATTCTGCTAAATGATAACATTTTCCACCACGAACCAAAATATTATTTGGCGTGTGGTCTGCTTTCATTACGGTATATGTTATCATGTTTTTATTTCCATTGCAAGAAAAAAATACCTCACCCTTGCAATAATCAAAATAAACACCACAGACATTTTTTCCAATCTGCAGATTAAAGGTACATTTTGCTGTTGGTGATTTCTTCTTCAAAAAATCATCTGTGATGTGTAAATTTTCATTTTCAACCGCGTATTTTCCATACCTTGTTCCCTTAATGATTTTCCCGAAACGTGTATCATATTTTGTTTCTATGTATTCCTCACTTGTTTTTATTTCTTGGTATAGTAGGTCATTTTGACACCATATACCATTCTTTTTCACTGGTTTTTTCAACTTAAAATAATCAAAATACGGGCTATAGCCATCCGTATTGTTACTTGTAAAATAAACGGTCACATTTCGCATACGTGCTATACTTTCATAAAATTCCAAAAACTGTGTAACCTCATCCCTTAAATAACCGTGATACTGGTCGCTTTTATCGATAAGATATTCATCGTAATTGATATATTTTACCTTTGGCAATTCTACGCCCTTTCCCTTTGTCAAAGCCCCATAAAACCCAATCGGTTCTTTGTTTGCGTAAAAAGTACCGCCATTCTTGCCACCGTCTTTAGTAAAGACAATACCTTCAAAAAGTCCTTGCTCTTGTAACGAATCAAAAAATCCTTTGCTACTTTTTGTCAAGTCCTCTCTGTATCTGCGCAAGTAGTAAAATTGTGAACCATCCTCAAGAAAACTTTCTACAAATAGTTTTTTGAGCGAAAAACTTTTACCGATTCCACGTGCACCGTGTAGGAAATTAAACAAACAATTGTATTGGTTTACGGTCTTAACATCGTAATACATGGATTCACTCAAAATTTTTCGCTCCTTTCTTTTTTTTATTTCGGGTAGGTGCGCCACGTGTCACCGTGCGACAACGCCAACGGCTCGCCACCGTGACAGTTTGACGCTGTCCGTACACCTTTTAACCCTTGCTTATACAATATCATATAAATATATATAAACTATGAACATAATTGTAAACATTTTGTGAACATCATAGTTTTATTGTGAAGGGTGTATCGACTAAAACTATACCACCCTCAACTCTTTTCATGCGGAGTTTTCCGCTAAATTCCGAACCTAGACAGAAATTTTCAAAAGTAACATTCTCATAACAAGAATCGGGCATACCAGCCACGGTTGGACATAATTCTCCGTCAATCTGCTCTAGATAACACTTGGAACGCAAAAATTTTGCTTTTTCAAAGTGGCTTTCGTGCGCCCATGCGCCTAGTTTTGTATCATGGATTTCTAAACTTGACACGTCAGCGCCGTCTTTGCAATGAATTGAATCCGTATCACAATATAACAAGTGGTCAAGTCCTACCTTTTGTGCCGAGCGGATGGTATAAGCACGAGCATAAGCGGTTACAAAAGTGGCTACTGGTGTGTATACTGGGTCGCGATATGTTATATCAGATAAGATAAAGCCTACTTTACCCCCTAAATATACAGGTATTTTACTTTGCAATTTTGGATTTGTTCCAAACTTGCCATACAGATTATTAAGTAATAACTTTGCAATTGCACGCAAGCCCTTGTTCCCTGTGCGTGTTGCTTCTTCTTTCATCTCCATCCAATGATTGATATAATTATCAAACATTCCAATATCCGACTTGAACATATAACCATCTATGTATTCAATATAAGTGACATTGTATTGTTCAAAAATTAAATCCAAGTCAACTTGCGTCAAGACTAATTCCACATCTTCGCCATTGCTACTCGATAAATATTCTGTTGGCGAAAAAAGAAAATTCTTTTTTATCTGTATACAAGGCACGTGGTTCGGTTTTAATTCAAATTGTATCACAACACGTTGTATATACAAGTCGTATAATTTGTGTGGTTTATATTTACCCTTGTAAAACTGCGGTACACCGTACGGAAAACGACAGCCACTTGACGAGTGCATGCGACTAGGAAAAAGGGAATTTACATCATAAACATCGCCCTCGCCTATCATTTTATTTTTATGCAAAGGATTCGCCCATACAAAGCCACCTTTGTAGGATTGTCTGCAAAAGTAGTCGGTTTCCTCATCCAAAAGCGGAAACCATTCCGAAAAATTATCTTTTCCGATTCTTTTTTTATAGTCATTTATGGCATTTCCGCCGATGGTCATTTTTTTAAGACCTTGCTCAAACATCTTTACAAGGCTTTTTCCGACTATCACAACGTCATTTTTCAAATATTCAACTTCTTCTTCTGTCAATTTATGTCCTACTTCTCGGTAGGCTTTGTAGTCAATTTCTCCTTTCTTTTCTTCAAGCCCGAACGCTTTCGCCATATCGTGTACGCTCATCGGCAGTATCTTCAAACTGTCATAAATTGTTACTTTATTCGTGTATGTATTATCGCGATAAAAACAGATTTCCATACAGTAAAATTGTCCCTTGTCTGATATGGTTGTTGTAAAGGTTTTTGAATCCAATTTTTTTCTATCGTCAACCCACGTATAGCCGTGCCTAAAAAGCCAATTCATGATAAAATCGCCGTCAAATTTTTCATTATGGAAGTACAATTTGTCATTATAATATATAGTAGCGCACATTGACATAAAATCGTCAATGTTATTATAATACCAAAATTCGTCACTCACTATATCATAACAACCAACTGCCCAAACACGACAATCATCTTCATCCGTGGTTGTTTCAAAATCACAAACGATAATTCGTTGGTTACAAGTTGCCTTTTTCTTTTTCATATGCTATTCTACGGCGTAAATTTTCTAAATAATTAATCGCTTTTTCCTGTTCCTCGCTTTTGTCATATACATAGTCAATATCCAAAAAATCTTCTTGCTGTACCCATATCATAAAGTTCTTTTTTGGGACTTTTTCTACTTCTTGCAAAATTTTTTTTGAAAAAGTAGGAAAATTTATTTCAACTGCTTTTTTATAATTTTCTGTCCATTGTTTTTCTTTCTCTTTTTTATATGCTTGCGTCTGCCGTCTTTCTAATTGTCTGATTCTTATTTCCAACTCCAGTGGTGTAAATTCCTCTGCTTTTTTTCTAATTTCAAACGCTTTACTTCTCTTTTTTATTCTCTCAATTCCAGTTGGTTTACCCTCATCATATCTTTCTACCTCTTGTGTTTCTGCCAACCTTTTATTTTCTAAATTTTTAACGCTTTCGTATCTAGCAACTTGTAATTTTGTTGGTTTTGCTCCGCTTTTTCCAAACTGCGGAATTATGTCTTTTGCCATAAGTGCTTTTGCTTGTGTTTGCACATCTTTATAACTTCCAACCGTTTCAAGAAATTTTGCAACCGTCATTTTCTGCGGTAGATATTGTTGATACTGTATCGGCGTTTTTCTTTTCGCTTGCCCAATTCTACGATTAAAAGTTTTAACCAAATCACTAATATTTTCAAGTGTTTTTTCACTCGGTTCATACATTAGACATCTCCCCTTTCATTTTTTTTTTAGGGTGGATAGCGGCTATTTGCTAACCACCCTAAGGAAGAGAGTTTATATATTCAAATTAAACTTATTATCTTTTTTTATACGGCTCTCAAAATCGTTGCTTTATAACCGCCCTTTGTTTTTACTTTACAAACTTCAAAAGTAACACCGTCTTTCCATGTTGGCACTCCAAACAATGCAAAGGCTCGTTTTATGGAATTATATACTCCCTTTGAATTTGTAGCGTATGTCTTGCCATCCTTGCAGATAAGGGTTATCATGATTTTTTCTTTTTCAACTGGCTCAAAGCCGTCCTTGTTTTCTTCCTCATCTTCTGCCGTGTAACGCTCTGCATATACGTTTACAACGGTAATCTGCTTGCCGACCATGTCGTCAAGACTAGCGTCAGCGTTGTTAATGGCGTTGTAAAGCTGCACCTTTTCCTCTTTTGTTTCGCACACCATACTACAAAAAACATCATTTTCACTTTTCATTGTTACGAGTTCATTATTCATTTTAATCACCTTTTTAACCTTTCTTTTTTTACTGCTCGATAATTTCTGCGTGTGCCTGTTCAATAAAGTCATTGAGTGGCATAGAATATTTACAAATTGTCTTTTTCACTTCCTGTAAAACTGGTTGTGTTGCTACACCTTTAGCAATGAGAATCTTTTTCAGTTTTTCCTCACTGTAGCGAGTTCCGACAATTGTATCATGCCGTAACTCTGAAAGTTTCATGTCACCATCTACAAAGATAGCATCTTTGTACGCCACTTCTGTAATGGCGAGATTTCTTGTGATAAACTTTTCCATGCTTTTCTCTCCTTTCCATGTTTCACGTGAAACATTATTTTTTTTATATTTACAAGGACTATTATAAGTTGTAATTGTATCCTTGTGAATAACAAAATGTAAATAAATTGTAAATTATGGTTGGTTTTCAAGTAGGAATTGTTCAAATTCTTCTATTGAAAAATACATACAACAACCGCATGATAAATTATTCATTTTTATATTGATAAACTTCTTTAATAAAAAATCTCTCTCATTTACAATGTCTTTTGTGAATATCTCAAAATTTTCAAAAAATTCAATAAAGGAATCAACCCCACCAAAATTTTTATGAAAGGATAAAGTCGCCAATTTTAAGCCTGTACGAAAATCATAAATTTCAAATAAACAACCATTTACGGCAGTTATAGCAATATTTCCTATCTTAACCATTTGCTTTTTTTCCGCAATTATTTCCGTTGGACTTTCTCTGATTGTGTTTATTGTACAAGTTTCAATATCTCTAGTTGTCATAAAATTACACCCCCTTTCATAAGTACTAAAATAATTAGGGTTACTAAAACAATACATAAGATACAATCTACCACACCAAAATTGTTATCCAGTAAACTGGCATATTTTGCAATGTGTAAATCCTTATAATAAATATCGTTTCCATCAATTTCTAAATTGCAGTAATTCAGCCATTCAATAAATTCATCAGCATTTACTTTTTTCTTGCTACCATCGTCAAAATATACTTTTATCATATTATAAACTCCTTTCTAATTCGTTTTGTATCTCTGATAAAATTGTATACAATTTTATCAGAGATGATACTGCATTGCTTTTTATTGATTTCAAAATATTTATAACAAAAATTGTATAAATTTTGAAATCCAGTATTGCTTTTAATAGACTTTCTTTTTTGTCTGCATACAAGCATAGTGTATTATTAACTGCGCTATAATTACAATTATTACACCCGACACACATTACGTATGTGTCAAGTATTGTTCTGTTCGGAAAGGCAATGTGCAAATTGCCTTTCCCGATTCTGTAGTTTTCGTTCATTGTATCACCTCAATCCTTTCCACTGATTCAAATTCTTCAAGGTCAACACACCAAACAGTATTATCATCTCTAATTACGTGTGACTTAAAATTCATTATAACCATCACGCCATAATGATTAGCCATTTGTCGTTCCTCTGGAATTGCAAAACGATTTTCATGTGGTTTTACATTTCCAAAATAATATATGTCATTGCTTTTGATAAATCTAGGATAGCCTTTCCGTATAACCCAAGGCAAATCTTTGTATTTCACTTTCCTTGTTTTTATAACCAATGTTATTCTCCTTTCTTTATTTAATATTCCACAACTTCATAAATGATTTTGCTCCCCTCTCTACCGTAGAAGAGTCCGTGGTTGTGAAAACCTTTTGTTATGATTT